TGCATGATTACTTAACATATCCCGAAGAGTATGGGAACGGAAACCTTGACTTATTTTTAAGGGGCATGGATTACCTACTCCGTGGTACTCATACAGAGGTAACAGATTTTGACACAGGTGTATTACAATATTTTACTGGCAATTTAGTATTAAAACATTATGCGAATATGATTTGGATTTTAAGCAATCGGATGTATTACGCATAAGCATAAATATTTAAGGACAGACTATGGACGCACCTTGTAAAAATTGTCCATATAGAAAAGTGGGGTGTCATGCTAGATGCTCCGCTTATCTATCGTATAGGGCAGATAGAGACAAAGAATGTAAAGATCGTTTGTTGATTACGCAAATATATTATTATCCAAGTAGTGATAGTACATGTTTTAAAAATAGGAAGACATTCCAATATAGACGAAACGTAAGGAGGTGGTAACATGACACCATGGAAAGAGTACTTATTGCATGTATATGACACATTAAGATATGTAATAGCATGTATAAGTGGCTTTATTGGTATAAGCATTATGTGCCTAGGGGGAGCAACAGATAACGTAAAATTAATAGTATGGGGAGGTATCATAGCAATTTTAGGGATAACAATCTCTATGCTATTACCCCCAGAGAGCTTACTTATAAAACTTTTAGGATGGGAAAGGAAGTATTAAGATGACACCATGGCATGAATATTTGATGGATGTATATGTTACTTGTAAAGCCTTAATAGCTGTTACATGTATTCCAATTGGAATAATCCATACTTGTGTAGGACTTGATGTATACGATTCAAAACGAGTTGTATGGGGATTCCTTTTAGCATTATTTGGTTTAGCTATTCCAATGCTATTACCTACACAGGCGATACTTATAAAACTTTTAGAATGGTAAAGGAGCAAATAAGATATGACTACTGAAGATTACGAAAAACGTATCAGAGATTTACAGACAAAAGTTTTTGTCTTAGAAAGTAAGGTCGAAACCTTAACAGATGATGTAGACAACTATCGATTAGAATTAAACATTGCAAATAACAGAGTAGCTTATTTACGTGGCTACATTCATGGGTTTAGTGAAAATGGCTTTGACGAAACTATTATTTGATGCAGACATGCTTTTATATATTGCATGTGAAAAGGCAGAACGAATTGTACATTGGTATGATGGTATTTATTCTTTATATGGTGATTTAAACGAAGCAATCATTCATTATGATAACCATGTGAGAGAATTAACTGAACTAGTGTTAGAGCATTATAACATTGAGGGAGAATATGAAGGTGTAATGTGTTTGTCAGACAACGAGCACAACTTCCGTAATCTTATTTATCCAGAGTATAAGGCAAACCGTGGAGAGAAACGCAGACCAATCCTATATAAGCCTATGCGTGAGTGGGTGATGAATGCTTATAACATTGTTTGTCTACCATGGCTAGAAGCTGATGATTGCATCGGTTTACAAGCGAATGCAAAAGACACAATAGTTATCAGTGGGGACAAAGATTTACGAACCGTACCAAGCAGATTTTATGACTTTTCACGCAATATCTTTTATGAATATGATCAAGAGGAAAGCGACAAATTCCATTTAATGCAGACCCTAACAGGGGATTCAACGGACAATTATAAAGGGTGTCCGAATATTGGTAGTACACGTGCAGAACGATTTTTAGACAAAGAGGGATACACGTGGGAAAACGTAGTAAATATGTATAAAAAGCAAGGCAGTACAGAAAGTGAAGCAATCACTAATGCACGCCTTGCTTTTATTTTACGTAAAGGCTTTTATGACAAAAAGAACCAACGTGTACGGTTATGGCTACCAAACACAGACAAAAAGAAACTACCTATTTTAGATTTAAAAGCACAACAGGAGGACTTTTAAATTATGGTAAATCGTGAAGATGTATATGTACATAGTAATCTTGTAGAATTCATTGAAGAGAATTTTAGCTTAGATTATCTACTCAATAAGCAAGGCTGGAATAGCGATAAAGTAATCGGTGCTTTGTGTCTTAGAACAGAATTACTAGCACTGTTACATCATATTAAACAGGAACAAGACGAAAGGGGGTATAACGTATGAGTGACCCAGTATTATCTCCTAGTCACTATAAATTGAAAGGCTTAGGAGAAATTGAAAGCATTGATGTACTTGAGGCTGTTTTATCTAAGGAAGAATTTAGTGGATTTTGTCATGGTAACGCATTAAAGTATTTAATCCGTGCAGGTAAGAAAGACGATAAAGTACAGGATTTGGAAAAGGCAAAAGTTTATGTACAATGGCTGATTGAAAATGAAAGGAAAGGAGGTGAGTAAGCATGGGATTTTTAAAAAGATTAGTAGGAGGTGTCTTTGGTGGTTTATTTGGTGGACATCATCGAAGTGTAGATATTCCACAACCTACAGTACGGGCACAGGAGTTAGTCCCTAATACTACCGCACAAGCACCTGAAGCACCCGTACTAGGGCAAGACAAACAAAAGAAAGGTCGTAAATCGTTATTAATTGACCGTATACAAAACGGTTATGATTATAACGCAACTAATTTATAGGTGAGTAGCAAATGGCAACACAACAAGACAACAATGTGTTAGCTAAGGATATATTTCAAAAGCTATCACAGGCAAGAAAGCCCTATTTAGATAGGGGAATTAAAAATGCTAAAGTTACTATTCCTATGCTATTCCGAGACGAAAAAGACGATGGCAACAAAGCACTAGATGATTTATATTCGAGCATTGGTGCAAGGGGTGTAAATAATCTTACATCAAAACTCATGCTTGCCTTATTTCCTCCTAATGAAAAGTTCTTCCGTTTAGGGTTAACGCCAGAGATGAAAGGACAATTAATAGGACATGAAGATAAGATAGCTGAAGTCGAACAACAGCTAATGCAGATTGAAGACACAATCATTCGTAGCATTGAAGAAAACCAAATAAGGATAACCATTCAAGAAGGCATATTGCAGTTATTAGTAACTGGTAATTGCCTTCTTTTTTTGCCTCCGAAAGAAAACGGAAGTCGCTTATACACCCTACATGATTATGTAGTGGAACGTGATGCAATTGGTAATGTGCTCCGAATTGTTACACGTGACAAACTCACGAAACGATCGTTACCACAGGAACTGTTATCACTCATTGATGAGAGCACTAAAGAAGATACAGTGCTTGAAGTCTACACACTCATTGAGAGAATGCAAGATACTTTTGTGTCTTTTCAAGAACTCAACGGAAAACGAGTAGCAGGGAGTGACCAAACATTTCCAATCAATAAGACACCATATATACCTATTCGCATGAGCAAACAGGATGGTGAGCATTATGGGCGTTCGTTTGTCGAACAATACTATGGTGATTTAAAAGAACTACAAAACCATGGTAAGGCATTGTCTTTCACATCCGCAGTAATGAGTAAAATCATTTACCTTGTAAACCCTAATGGCGTGACGAGAGCACGGAAGCTACAAGATGCCAAAAGCGGTGACTTTGTGGATGGTCGTGTAGAAGATGTGCAAGTACTACAGACACAAAAGTACAACGACTTAGCTATCTCAAAAAATTACATGGATAACATCGAGCAACGATTGAGTTTTGTCTTTTTGATTAGCAGTGCAGTGCAACGGAACGCAGAGCGGGTAACGGCTGAAGAGGTTCGCATGGTAGCACGTGAGTTAGAAGATACCCTAGGTGGTGTCTATGCGATTCTAACCCAAGAGTTACAACTACCTCTTATACGTCAACTGTTAGCAAAACTCATGAGCCGTGGCGAGGTGGTGCAATTACCAGATGGCTTTATTGAGCCAACCATTACTACAGGCATGGAAGCACTAGGTAGAGGTCATGACTTTAATAAGTACAGTACCTTTATGCAAGTCTTAACCATGGTACCTAATGGTGTTGAGTTCTTAAAGATTCCACAATTGGTGACATCGTTGGCAACAGCTATCGGAATTGATACGCAGGGTTTAGTAAAAACTATGGAAGAAATTCAAGAGGAACAAGAAGAAATGCAGGCCCAACAAATAGGCATGCAAGCAGTGGAAGGAGGATTACAAGGTGGAGGTAACCAGTAATGACGGCGTTACTACTCATGAAGTCAGTGTAAATGAAGAAATGATTACACCCGCAGAGGAAACGCAACAAGAGGAGCAACAACTAGGCACCCCTACAGACACAACACAACCTACAGATACTACCCAACAACAAGGTAGTACGCAACAAAGTCTTGATCAAGCGAACAACGCAGATGATGTTTTAGAAAAAGACCTAACAAGTAAAGGGGTAGATTTTAAAGCAATTGAGGATGAATACCTACAAAATGGGGCTTTATCCGAAGAGACACAACAGAGACTTGCACAGGCTGGATACCCTAAAGAAATCATTGATAACTACATCCGTAACGTAGGACGTGAAGCGAATGCCTTTGTGTCTACAGTAAAAGGCTTTGTAGGTGGTGAGCAAGATTGGGATACTTTTGTGTCTTTTGTGCAAGCACAGGGTGATAACGCAATTACCTTGATGAATGATGCAATCAATACAGGTAATTTAGCGATTGTAGAAGCTACTGTAGGGCATTTAAAGACACAAATGGTAAATACCTATGGCACAAATAACCCTACCCTTATGAGCGGTGGCAGTGCTACGGGAAGTGTACAAGAAGGCTTTGCGAGTTCGTACGAAATGCAACAAGCAATGAGCGATGTTCGATACGGACGTGATAGAGCCTATACACAAATGGTAGAACAAAAAGTTATTAATTCTAAATTTGATTATTAAAGGAGAACTAAATTATGGCAGGAGTAAATAATTATCAACAACCAGGTAAGAATAACGGAACAGGGTCTAATCTTGACTCTTTATTAAAAGTATTTAGTGGTGAAGTATTAACGGCATTCAACCGCCAAACTTTGGTAATGCCTAACCACATTGTCAAAACAATCGAAAGCGGTAAATCCGCACAATTCCCAGTAAGTGGTCGAGCTG